GCCGCATCCCCGGCGGCGCTCAACGAGTCCGGCCCCGTCGAGTAGTGGACGACGGACTGGCACGCGCTGCCGTCCGCGGTCCACACGAACTCCTGGCCGGTCACGCTTCGCCCATCGGCGCCCGGTACGCCCTGGTCGCCCTTCGCTCCCGTGGCGCCCTTGCACGTGCCGTCCGCCTGGTCTCCGCAGTACGAGGCGACCTGGGCGCGCACCTGCTCGTCGGTGGCGTTTGCGCCCGGCTCCCCCTGGTCACCTTTTGGGCCCTGGCACCGCGCGCTCCCGCACACCGCGGTGACGGCAGCGAGCACCTGCTCCGCGGTCGGGGCCGGGGCATCCTTCCCGGCGGCCGGGGGATGGGCGGCGTACACCTGGGCCACCAGGTCCATCACCTCGTTCACGGTGACCGCCTTGCCCGCGATCTGCGAATTCACCAGGGCCACCACCTGGTCCCGGTCCAGGCCGGAGCTGCCGCCCACCACCGGTGCGGGCTCGCCCTGCACGGCCTGCTTCGCCTTGTCGACGGTCGTCGAACAGGCGTTCGGGATGGCGCGCAGGTCCGCCCCGAGCTGATCCTGGCGCTTGCACAGCTGGTCCAGGGTCAGCACCGCGGGCGCCGTGTCCTGCTTCACCGCGGCGGTCTCGTTCTGCGCAGACTGGCCGGTCAGGATCACCGCGATGAACACGCCGGCCATGGCCAGCATGCCCACGATCGCGATGACCGCGAGCACCACCGTCGACGGCGGCCGCTTCTTGGCCGGCTGGTGGTCGGTCCGGGGAAGATCGTCGAGCACGGTCATTTCGCGTCACCCTGCTTCAGCTTCTGGGCGATCTCCAGCAGATGCTCCAGCTCGCGGTTGTCCGATGTCGAGACCTGCCCGCGGAGGTAGTCCACGGTGGCCTGGGCAGGCAGTGCCGGCCAAGCGGGGTCCTGGTCCCAGCCGTTCGTGGCAGCCAGCCGCCGGACCTTGTGGCTCCACTGGAGCATGACAATACCCAGCTCAGAGGCCTCACGGGCGTCGATGGCCTCCTTGTCCTTGCGCCGGGAGCGCAGGGCCAGGGCGCCGACCACGTAGGTCACCACGGTCAGGGTGATCGATCCCAGGCCACCCAGGAGCGCTAGGTTCACCGGTCCCCCTTCGGTTTCACGTCGCGCGAGTAGCTCGCGGCGAGGATCCAATGGACGGCGGCCAGCGAGCAGCACACCACGGGGAGAATGTGCGTTCCCCCATTGGCCCAGGCCCCGACCTCCAGCACGAACGCGAAACCGAACCAGGCCGATCCGGTCGCGAGGTGGGCGAGGTGCAGGAGCTTGCGCGTCCACAGCGCGGCGACAAGGAACAGGCCGGTGAGCCCGAACCAGATGATCCATATCGGCCCGACGGCCGCGAGCTGGAGCACCACCTTCGTGGTGAGCGGGTTACGCGGGTAGGCCACGCCGGGGAAGACGTTCATGACGGCCACGAGCAGCTGGACGACCGTCAGCGCGAAGGACTGCTGCCACCGGCCGGCGATGTACGGGTGCGTGCCGACCATGGCAGCCTCCTTCCCAGCATCAGTGAGCAGCGCCCTTGTGGTGGGCCTTGAACAGGGCGCGGCCCGCGGGGGTGGCCATCATGATGTTCGTCGCGAGCCCGTCGGCCATCCGCGGCGGCACGCTCTCCTTGATCAGCGCGTCCCGGAGCGTCGTCCACGGGTGCGGGCTGCCCATGTACCGCGCGGAGCCCTTCGGCCCGACCCAGTACAGCCAGAGCTTCGAGCCCCGGCCGTACGGGAGCGTGCTGGCTAGCTCGTCGCCTTCGTCGGGCTCGCCGGGAAAGGGCGCACCACCTCGTCGAGCAGGCCCCCCTGGATGATCTCCAGGCTCAGCTGCTCCTGCTCCGCGGCGAGCTTGTCCGGCGCGGCCTCGGGGGTGCGGGCCCAGTCGCCCAGGAGGTTGCTCAGCTCCGCGGCGACCATCTTCGCGAACGCCTTCAGGTCCATGCCGTCGGGTCCGAACTCCGCGGCGGGACGGGTGGCACCGGCCGCGACGAGCGCCACCTGGCCGACGCCGGATGCGACGCGAGCCCGCGGGACCGGGTAGCCGGGCACGTTGACCGCGAGCACGCCCACCATCTCCAGGCGACCGCCCACGCCGCGCCAGTCGCCGGACGGCGGCGCGGCCATCAGCTTCGTCAGGTCGACCTCGGACAGCTCGGGGCGAACCCGGCCGGCCACCCAGATGCCATGCCGGTCCTCGCCGGCGGCCAGGTCGGCGGCCACGGTGCCCGTGTTGTCGTAGTGGCTGGTCGTCTCGTCGACGCTGGCGGAGAGGCTCGCGTGGCCGGTGTTCATGGTCAGGTGCCCCACGCCGACGGTGCGCACCTCGTCGCCGTCGGCCACGCGCATCGCACCCGTGTTGAAGTAGGCGTAGTCGGATGCCGACTTCGGCGGCGGGGTGCAGCGCTTGGACACGCCGATGTGGCACGTGTTCCAGGTGGCGATGTGGCCGAACACGCGGCCGTCGTCGGTGAAGGTCAGCGGAGTGGGCTCGCTCAGCCCGGGATCGGTGAACCAGTCGAGCGGCGGCAGGTCGGCCAAGCCCTTCTTCTTCAGGAACGCGGGCTTCGCCTTCTTCTTCGTGCCGTCGGCGTTCTCGTCTGCCTCGTCGGCACCGCCGTCCGCGGCGTCCTCGGGATCAGCCTTCTTCTTCTTGGCGTTCTTCAGGAACGCGGGCGGCAGCGCCATCTCGCCGGCCAGGCACGGAGAGCAGGTGTCGCCGTACTCGGGGATGGCGATGGACGCGGTGACCGGCTGGATGCCGCGCTGGAGCAAGTACGCCGACAGCCCTTCCGGCGTGCGCATGTCCTCGGGGACCTCTTCGTTCTCGTCGATCAGCGGGCGCTCGCCGTCGATCTCCACGTAGCCGTCGGGGAAGGCCGGGATGGCGCACAGCGTGGTGGCCGCGATCTTCGCGTTCGAGACGGTGACGCGGTGGGACTCGGTGCCGTCCTCGGCGTAGGTCACGTCGTCGGTGAAGTCGCCCTCCGACAAGTCCACCGAGTTGCCGGTGAGGTAGCCGCGCCGGGCGTAGTCGCCGCCCTTGCTGTCGCCGTCGACCTCACCGCGGCCCTGCCACACGAAGGTGCCCTTCGGCAGCGGCTCGCCGGTCTGCTTGGAGACGAACTCCTCACCAGGAATCTTCCACAGTTCGTTGATCTTGCCGACGACTTCGGCGCCGCTGTGGCCGCCGTTGCCCGTGTTGACCGTCTGGGCGAACACGCTCAGCGGCGGCTTGCGGAACTCGATGGTGCCCGGCTCCAGGTAGCGCCCGTCGGCGGTCTCCATGCCCTCGACGGCGAGACACGGCCAGAACGCCGGCAGTCCCTGGGTAGCGGCCTCGTGGTCCTTCGTGGCTTCGGCCATCTCGGTCACTCCTTCGGTGGCGTAGGTGTCCTGGTCGCTGTTCGCGATCAGCGGGAAGTCGAAGTGCTGGGCGGCCAGCGCGAGCCGGATCGTGGAGAACGATGCTTCTCCGTCGGCCGTCGGCAGCACGCCCGGGTCCAGGTCGAACCCGGCGGTGATGTGCGGGAGGTACGGCTCGTGCTGCTCGGGGTAGAGCGCGCCCAGCACGTCGGCAGCGAGCCCGGCGGCGCGGCTGGCCAGCATGTCGAGCTGGTCGTCCTCGTCGCCATCGTGGTCACCGGGCTGGAGCGCGGTCACCGTGGCGGGCTTGAAGGCGCCGGTGGGTCCGCCGTCGCGGTTCCAGATGGCCGTACCGAGGATGCGTACCGACAGCGGCCCGCGGTTGAGTGCGAGCGCGGCCACCTGGCTCTTCAGCGTGTCGACCATGACCGGCGGCAGGTTGGCCACGTCGTCGCCGAGGAAGCACAGCGTGCAGTGGATCTCGCTGGCCGGGTCGCCGCCGGGCACCGTGTAGCGACCGGGGTTGTCCGGGATCAGGGCGATCATGCCGCCGGTCTGGTCGTCAGCCACGGCATGCCTCCATCAGGTGCCAGGTGCCGCCGGTCTGGTCGTCCTCGCCGCGGTTGCACCGGTTGAAGAACATCCCAGTGGGGTTCAGGACAACCA